AATGTATGACCAAGAGATGTTAGACATCACATGGAAGTACTTCAGAAATGATATTGAATTGTATGGATACAGTTTTGACTAATATAAATAATTAACAACACTTGTAATTATAAGAAGAATATATGGCTAATGTAGTTTACATATCTACTGATACTTCTTCGCAGACAATCGACACTTTTGATTTACCGACTCAGAAGATTATCAACTATAAAATTCATATAACAGCCGGTAATACAACTTGGTATTCGACTCTTGATGTAAACCACAACGGTATTCAAGCATCTGAACAACAATATGCACTTTGCAAAAGCGGAATTACTCCGCTTGAGTTAACAGTATCTATTGCAAATAACATCGGCATTGTTAATGTTACCCCTACGGTTATACCGACAACATTCAGTATTGAAAAGAATATATTGCAATGTAATTTGTATTCGGAAAATACTTTGAGTGGAAGAAATATTAAAACAGCCGAAGGCCTTGGAATTTACTTCAACGGTTCAAACAATGTAACAATTCGTCAGTCGAATAATAATGTATTTACATATGCAAATACGTATATCACATCTGGTGTGATGGGCCCGATTAAAACCAAAGATAATATAATAACATCTTATGATTCGATAAACGGAAGTATCATTACGTCAGAAGATGATTACCAGATAATTATTTCTTCTGGTCAAAAAGATAACTGTCAAACAAAACAAGTAGATGTAGATATTGGAAAAATATACATTCTCTCTGGCAGAGCTTATTATACCACTGATAATATTACTGAATCTTATCTTTCTGAAAGAGATACTGGACCATCGAGAATTGAAGTTGGTACAGTTTTTGGTAAAAATGACTATGGTGGTTATATAGCATCAAATGTAGAAACTACATTTTCTGTAATATTCTCTGCTACAACAGATAATGCTGTTGTATCATTTGGTTTTGGTGATATTAATAATAAACTTTATATTAAAAATTTTGAATTAAAAGAATATGTACCATTTCATACATATAATCAAGATGAAGGTTCAATATATCTTAAATGGAATGCAATTGCAAGTGATACAACACTTCTAAGTTTTAACTCTACTGATGCAAATAACAGAATATATGTAGATGCATCTAATAACATTTTTATAAACACAGTCAATTGTGGATCTCAAGATACCACAAATAAATTAGCTTTAAGTTATAACTCAAATGGAGTTATTGCAAGTAGGAATGGAAATAGTGTAGTTACATCTACAAATACTTTTAAGAAATATATTGCTAATGCTACATTTGTCACAACACCTATAGAATTTGCTTATATGTCATCTACAATTTCAAACACCACACTGGTAGTAATGTCTAATGTCTAAAGATACTATTCATTTATTTAATAATTTGTCGCTCAAGGGCATTGTAGCTAATGGATCCATTGGAACATCCGGCCAAGCTCTATTATCAAATGGATCTGCAGTATATTGGGGAGCAGGCGGTGGTGGTGGCGGTGGAGGTGATACAGGTTACACCGGTTCTGTTGGCTACTGGGGTTCTAGGGGTTACACAGGATCTGTTGGCTACTGGGGTTCTAGGGGTGATACAGGCTACTGGGGTTCTAGGGGTGATACAGGCTACTGGGGTTCTAAAGGTGATAATGGCTATTGGGGATCTGTAGGTTATACCGGTTCTGTTGGATATTCAGGATCTGCTGGCTACTGGGGTTCTAAAGGCGATAATGGTTATTGGGGTTCTAGGGGTGATACAGGCTACTGGGGTTCTAAAGGTGATATTGGTTACTGGGGTTCTAAAGGTGATAAGGGCGACTTTGGTGGCGCTTCATTTGAATATCTATTTAGTAATAATACGGTTGATACAACTCCTGCTACCGGTGTGCTATTTTTTAATAATTTAAATTTGAGTTCAGCAAGTATACTTTATATTAATTATTTAGATCAATTTAGTGCAAATAATTATAACTTTTTACAAACAATTGATGACTCAACATCTGCTATTAAAGGTACATTTAAACTATATGAGCAAGCTAATGTATTAAACGCAGCTAATTTTTCTATTAATGGTTATCATACTGAAGATGTGAACCATTTTCATGTGCCAGTTGCTTTCTTAAATGGCACTACTGCATTTGCAAATAACTTAGATGTTATTATTACATTTGTAAGAACTGGTGATAAAGGCGACACTGGATCAACTGGCTATTCAGGATCTGTTGGTTATACTGGATCTGCTGGCTACTGGGGTTCTGTTGGTTATACTGGATCAGTTGGTTATTCAGGCTCAACTGGCTATTCAGGATCTGCTGGCTACTGGGGTTCTGTTGGTTATTCAGGCTCAACTGGCTATTCAGGCTCAACTGGCTATTCAGGCTCAACTGGTTATTCAGGCTCAACTGGCTATTCAGGATCTGCTGGCTACTGGGGTTCTGTTGGCTACTGGGGTTCTGTTGGTTATACTGGATCTGCTGGCTATTGGGGTTCTGTTGGTTATACTGGATCTAAAGGCGACGCAGGTTATTGGGGATCAAGCAGCGGTGGTACACCTGGCGGCACCAATACTCAGGTACAATTTAATGATTCTGGTGCATTTGGTGGAAGCGCCGCATTTACATTTGACAAAACTACAAACAATGTAACTATTGCAAACTCATTAGTAATAAACACTCAAAGTATTTCTGTTGCGTCTGGTGCTAATACATTAACAATAAATCCATTTAATGTGTTTACGGGGGTCGGCAATTCATTTTCAATTGCAGCAAATAACAATAATTTTACTTCAATCTTTATTGCAGCAAATGGAAATGTAGGTATTCAAAATAATAATCCTGGAGCAGTATTATCTATCGGTTCTAATACAATGGTTCTAGGATCTTCATCTAAAGCGGATCCAGGTTATGCTTGGTTACCTAATGGTATATTAATGCAGTGGGGAACTGTGGCTTCCAACACAACAGCAGGTAATGTTACCTTCCCGGTATCGTTTCCAACAGCAATTTTAGGAGTGACGGTTACACCAGCTACTACGTATATTGTTAACGGATATCCAAACGTCATTGCTCAAACTACATCAACCTGTAATGTTCGTACTGGTTCTACTACGTCTAGAACAATGTTCTGGCAAGCATTAGGTTATTAATTCGTGACAGTTACATATACTAATACTGCAATTCGCCAAGCAAAAGCATCGGGTTGGTATGGAGCATTAACTACTGGCACACAACCAAATTCTGCATGGTGCTGCGGTGATCTAGACGATTTAGAAAATGTTTATATTGGTTCTAGAAATGTATTTGCTAAAATTAATAATACACCTTCTGTAGTATGGCAAAAATCTTTATCCGATACAAGTGCAATTATAACTGGATTAGTTGTAGATTCAACATATAACGTGTATATTTGCTACGTCACATCATTATCTGGCAGCTACTATGTCAATATAGAGAAATTTAATTCCTCTGGTACATCTGTATGGGCTAAGCAATTAACATCACCTGTTAATCAATTAACTACCACAGCAACAACGGGATCTGAACCTAATAGATATCCAAGAATGAGTTTAGGGTCTAGTTCTACTTTATTCATATCAGTGCCAAATAAGGCAATATTCAAACTAGACACAAATGGTATTATTGTATGGCAATATTCAACTGGAATAGCCCAATCAAACTCAACACCTGCTGTATTTTATACTACTAATACGTTTCTAACAACTGTTACTAGTGACACAAGAGGCAATATTCTTGTGTGTGATCCAAAAACACTAACAAAGATAACAGATGCTGGATCTACTGCATCTGTAGCATGGAGTAAGCACCATGTGCACGATTACTTTACTGTCTCGCCGCTTGTTTTTAGTAATGCGATTGCAGATAGTTCAGATAATATATTTTGGATGTTGTGTGCAGGATATACTAGTGATGTTGATGTCTGGGCAACTTTAAGATATAAAATTAATTCCTCTGGAACAATATTAAATGATGTATCACGAACATTTGATCGTACATTTTATTCTGAAAAATTATTTGCTATAGATAATACAGATTCATTTGTTTATGTTGTTAATATGCGGCAAGGCGCTCCATTTATTGGCGCTGGTATAGCTGCTGGTGGATATATTGGTCAATATGGAATATTTAAACTACAAACAACAAATATATTATATCAGGTTGGAAGTACGATTGTAAGTACAGCAAATAATTATAGGGCTGCAACTCCTGCATTAGCAGATATGCCAGTTTATCCAGGAGGTAGTGTAAAAATAAAAGGCAATAATATTGTTATAATATCTCAATCTGCTACTTCTTCTATAAGATATCCTACTAATATGATATTTAAATATGATTTGTCCGATAGTAATAATAATGTTTTTTATGGTTCAGGCATTTATAGAAACGGTTCTCTTGATACAAATGCATCTAAGAGATTGTCATATATAAGAGCAAATAGTAATTTTACAGAAGCAGTTCCTGTGAATTCTGACTATAATATTTCTAGTGGTGGATATTCGGCAAATATTGGTATAGATCAAACATCATTCAGCTTTAGTGATGATCCATATTATGACGGCGATGCAGGATACACTTCTATAGCAGTATCATCTGCATCATTATCAACCACATCATATACATTATCTAGTATAATGAGTTTAGCATCCACCTCGTCAGAAACGTTTCTTTCCAAGGTATTTTACTATAAAGAATAGACGTATATAAATATAATTAAAAGAGGTTACTATGGCTACACCAACTACAAAAAATGCATTTAAACAATATTGCTTACGCAAGTTGGGAGCTCCTGTAATTGAAATTAACGTCGATGATGATCAGGTAGATGATCGTATTGACGAGGCATTGCGCTACTATTATGACTATCATTTTGATGGTTCGGATAGAATCTATTATAAGCATCTTATTACTCAAACAGATGTAAATAACAAGTACATTACACTACCTGAAAACATTCTAGGCGCAGTTAGCGTGTTCACAATTGGCGATCCATCAATCCGCGCTGATGATCTCTTTAACATCCGTTACCAAATCGCCCTTAATGATCTCTATACCCTAACAAACGTATCCATCGTACCATACTATATGGTCATGGAACACCTTTCTCTACTAACTGAGATGCTAGTTGGTAAACAACCTATTCGTTATGCACGACATAAGGATAGACTTTATATTGATACCGACTGGGGCAATCTGGCTGTTAACTCTTATCTTCTTGTAGAAGCATATGAGGTTGTTGATCCTGAAGTGTATACAGATGCATGGAATGATCGTTGGCTTCAGAACTATGCAACAGTTCTTATTAAAGAACAGTGGGGTTCAAATCTTACCAAGTTCACAGGCATGAGTCTTCCTGGTGGTGTCCAGTTCAATGGTGAGAAGATCTATAATGATGCCGTTGACGCAAGAACCAAAATGGAACAAGAGATGATCTCGAGTTATTCACTTCCTGTCCTGGATATGATCGGATAATTAGTGACAACAAATTTCTATTTTAATAATTTTGAAAATAGTCAGGAGCAGATCCTGATTGAAAACTTGGTCATGGAATCGATTAAGATTTATGGCCATGATGTGTATTATTGTCCTAGAACACTCGTAGCCAAAGATGATATCTATGGCGAAGATGCACTATCAGAATATAATACGTCTTATTACATTGATATGTACATTCGTAGTTACGATAGTTATGAAGGTGATGGTACATTCCTGTCTAAGTTTAATCTTCAAATCAGAGATCAGATGACGCTTACTATCTCTGTTCGTAACTTTATGATAGAGGTTGGCAGCCTAGAAGGAATTAATCGTCCTCAAGAAGGCGATCTGATCTATATTCCTATGGTCAATCGTATACTTATTATCAAGTATGTTAATCAAACTCCTATCTTTTATCAGATGGGTACAATCCAGATGTATGATCTTGTCTGCGAAATCTTTGAATATAGCTCAGAGAGGTTTAATACAGGCGTTGCAGAAATTGATGATATTGAACAAAACAATGTTGCTATGGAGACATATGGTCTTCTTACGACTGATGGTTTTGTTATTACCGATCAAGATGGATTTCAAATTATTCAATCTGGTTATGATTTTGAAACTCAAGCCGGTGATTCATACGAGGATAATACCGAGGTACAACTTGAGGGTGAAGAAATCCTTGATTGGTCACAGATCGATCCTTTTAGCGAAGGCCATGTATAATGTTTGGTAGTACATTCCATCATAATACCCTACGAAAATATGTAATCCTTTTTGGAACTATTTTCAATAACATCTATGTAACCCGTCAGGATTCAGCTGGTGAAACTGTTCAGACGATTAAGGTGCCACTATCGTATGGACCGAAGGAAAAGTATCTAGCTCGTCTAGAAGGCAACCCGGATCTGGATAACAAAGTTGCTGTGACAGTTCCACGTATCTCGTTTGAGATGACAACATTCCAGTATGATGCAGAACGTAAACTCAATACTCTGAATCGCAAGACCAAAGATAACAAGAGTCAGTATCAACCTGTCCCTTATAATATCTCGTTTCAGATGTCGATCCTTGTCAAGAACGCTGAGGATGGTACAAAGATCGTAGAACAAATTCTTCCATACTTTACTCCAGAATGGACGGCGTCGGTTCATCTTGTTCCATCTATGGAAGATGATCCATGGGATATTCCTATCATCCTGAATGATATCTCGACTGAAGATACGTACGAAGGCAACTTTGAAACGCGCCGCGCCATCATCTGGACACTTAACTTTACTATGAAGGGTTATTTGTTTGGACCGATTAAGAATATTGGATCCGGCAATGGAACAGATGGCGGTATTATTAAGTATATCGATGTTAATATCCGTCCTACCGCAAATGTAGTAACAGCTAACACGACAAATACAGCAGCAACTGAAACAGTTCATGTATATCCAGGATTAACTGGTGATGGTCAACCAACATCCAATGCTTCTAATTCTGTAGACTGGCGTCTAATCAACGCAGATGATAACTATGGATTTATTCATGAGTTTGAGAGTAATGTATAATGAAAAAGCTAAACCAAATTTTAAATATCCAACCTGACGCTGATAGACAGTATCTTCCTATGGTACAAGATAAACCAGAAGATGCAACGATTCAAAATGATTTTGACTATGCGCGTGAAAATCTAATGGATGTAATTGGCAAAGGACAAGAGGCTTTGTTTGACCTGATGGATGTGGCTAGACAGTCACAGCATCCTAGAGCATATGAGGTTCTTTCAACCTTGATGAATACGATGGTCGGTGCAAGTAAAGACCTCCTGGACTTACAGGCCAAGAAGAAGAAACTTCTAGAGACAGAACCAAATGCAAACAGTCAACAGGTAACAAATAATCTTTTTGTCGGATCTACTGCCGAACTGCAGAAGATGCTCGAACAAAGAAAAACTAAGAATGACGATGTTTGATAAAATAAAAAAGGCTTTTGACAAGGGTTATAATGGCAACCCTCTGCTCAAGAAAGCCAGAAAAAAGATTGAATGGACCGCCGAACAGGTTGAGGAATGGTTAAAGTGCGCTGAAGATCCAATCTACTTTGCCGAACGTTATATTAAGATTGTCCATGTTGATCATGGTCTGATTCCTATTCGGCTTTATGATTATCAAAAAGAAATTATTGAGAAGTTAACTAATAACCGCCGAGTTACAGTAGTCACATCACGTCAGGCTGGTAAGACTACAACTGCTGCAGCTGTTATTCTTCACTATGTTCTCTTTAATGAACATAAGACAGTTGCTCTCCTTGCTAATAAAGGAGATGCTGCTAGAGAAATTCTAGATCGTGTAAAGTTATCATATGAATCACTTCCGGACTGGTTACAACAAGGTGTTGTCGAGTGGAACAAAGGCTCTATTGAGCTTGAGAACGGCTGTAAAGTTATTGCTGCTGCTACTAGTTCGTCGGCTATTCGTGGTAAGTCTATTTCATTACTATACATCGATGAAGCAGCGTTTGTCGAGAACTGGGATGAGTTCTTCGCTTCCGTCTTTCCGACCATTTCGTCTGGTGAAACTACTAAGATCCTATTCACATCCACGCCGAATGGATTAAATCACTTCTATAAAACATGCACTGGTGCTAAGGAAGGCACCAACGGTTATCAGTATGTTGAGGTTCCATGGCAAATGGTTCCTGGCCGCAATGAGGCATGGAAACAAGAAACACTTGGCGCCATGGACTTCGACTACGAGAAGTTTGCGCAGGAATTTGAGTGTGCATGGCTTGGTTCATCTGGTACACTGATCTCCGGTGCTGTCCTGAAGACACTGACTGCACTACGTCCACTATCATCAACTGACGGACTGACAACTTATGTTCTTCCTGAGAAGGATCACAAGTATGTCATGACGTGCGACGTATCCCATGGTAAGGGCCTTGATTACTCTGCATTCCAGGTAATCGATGTTACACAAATGCCGTACAACCAGGTATGTGTCTATAAAAGTAACGTCACCCCGCCTGCGGAATACACCCAGACTATCCATCAGACATCGATACAGTATAACAATGCTACGATCCTGGTGGAAATTAATGACATCGGCCAGACTGTGGCCGACGCTTTATACATCGACTACGAATCGGATAACTTAATCTTTACTGAAAAGGCAGGTCCGAAAGGTAAAAGAATCTCTGCTGGTTTTAATAAGAATGCAGAACGTGGATTGAAACAAACAGCAATTACCAAGACTGTTGGCTGTTCACTACTCAAGCTTCTTATCGAACAATATCAATTGATTATTAATGATCATGATACGATCTACGAACTGTCCAGATTCTCTAAGAAGAACGCATCCTATGAGGCAGAACCCGGTGCACACGACGATCTCGTCATGGCATTGGTATTGTTTGCATGGATGTCGAATCAACAATACTTCAAGGATCTGACTGATATCAATACGCTTCTTAAACTGAGAAACAGAACAGATGAAGATCTGGAGAATGAGATGTTCTCATTCTTCATGGATAATGGCCGAGAACCGCTAGACCATGACAATATAGAAGTTATCGATATGTCGCAATCATGGAATCCAGAGTTTAAAGGCTTGTTTTCGTAATCTGGGCATTTTATAAATAAAAGCAAAAGTAACTGGTTAAACACCTTCGATTAAGGGAGATTACAATGGCATTTCAAGTCAGCCCTGGAATTAACATTTCCGAGATTGATCTTACAACAACAGTACCGGCTCTAGCAACCACAACAGGTGCTATTGGCGGCGTGTTTCGTTGGGGTCCTGTTGGAAAGTTTGTTCTGGTAGATTCAGAAAATACTCTGGTTGCCCGTTACGGCAAACCAACATCAGACAACTATGAAACATTCTTCACAGCGGCTAACTTCCTTTCGTATGGTAATGCCCTTTATGTTTCTCGTGCTGCAACTACATCAGCAGCAACAACCGTCTATAAATCTTCAGAGCTTCGCGGTGACCAATATATTGTTTTTGCAGCAAATACTACAACAGGTATTACTGCAGGTCAAAAAGTTCATGCTAGCCCAACAATTATTCCATATGGAACAACTGTTGCTTCTGTAAATACATCTACACTTTCAGCATCGTTTAATGCCAGTTCTGCAGTAGCTACTAGCGGATTTATTACAATTTCACACTCTCTAGTAGATGGTGAACCTGTACTTTATACTGTTGCTGCCGGTAACACTGCTGTTTCGCCACTAACTAGTGGTACAACATATTATGTGCGTAATTCAAACACATCTGGTGTATTTCTTGCAGCTTCTTACGGTGGTACAGTAATTACTTTGACGACTGGAACATCACAAACCGGCCATACACTTGCAAGAACAGGCACAACGCGTGTTACACTATCTGCTAATGCATTGAACGGTAGTAGTACAACTGTTAATACTCAATCATTAACTTTCTTTGATGCCGGATTAGCATTCAATGCTATTGCTAATAGTTCAACTGTAAACCCAGCAACTACTGTTGTAAAAAATGCTGAAGACTTTGAAAATAAGGGCCCTTCAAATACCATCTTTGCTGGCACAGAATTTGTTGCACGTTATCCTGGTGAACTAGGTAACTCGCTAAAAGTTTCTATGTGTGATTCTGCAGCGCAGTATAGTTCAACTATCGACCCACGGGATCTGACTGGTTATACAAATACAACAAATGTTCCAGGACCTACGACCGGTTTTTCAATTGCAGTAAATAGCACAACCGCTAATGTCTATATTGAATCAAATACAGTTGGTGCAACAACAACACTGGCACTGTTTTCAAATACTTCAAGCATCTCGAATACTACAAACTTTATCACATCACCAAATCATCCATTTGCGAATGGTGATACTGTAGTATATTCGAATACATCAGGCATTGCAGTTGTTCTAACTAATGGTACTACATACTATACTGTGTCTACTAACACATCTGGTTTCTGCTTATCAACAACTTCTGGCGGTTCAAATATCAGTTTTTCTTCAATCAACTCAACAGCAACTGGTTTTACCTTTAATCTTGCTGGCAATCCATTATCTTCAAAACTAACATGGGATGAAACATATGTTGCAGCAGGTGTTATTAGAGATAGATTGACCGTTGGTGATTATATCGAAGTTGGCAATACATTAATTGGCAAACAATTTCTTAAAATTAAGGCCCTTGGTGCTGTTGCTAACAATATTCCTAATGATCCAACAATTGCTTACTTCCCAGTAACTGTCGAAACTCCGTATGGCCTGTCAACAAACTACAGTAGCAATACAATTTCACGTAAGTGGGAATATTATAACACTATTGCATCAGCACCTGGTACATCGCGTTATCTATCAGATCGTGGTTTAACAACTGTTGATCAGGTAAGTGCTATTGTTGTAGACGTAGGTGGTAAGTTCTCGGGTACTCCTGGAACGATCCTTGAAGTTTATGAAGACCTGTCCCGTGCAACTGATGCTATCGGTGAAGATGGTACAACCAACTTCTATAAGACAGTAATCAATGACAACTCGCGTTATGTTTGGGCAACAAACGATCGTGTAGGTGCTGCTACAACTACTGCTGCTGGTCTTATTAATTCAACATCAATTGTTCCTTATTCCGATTCGTTCATCGGTGGTTATGATGGTGCAAATTCTACTGACGTTTCACTTGCAGCTCTTGCAAGTGCATATGATCTGTTTGCCGATGCTTCATCTGTTGATGTTTCATTGATTCTTACTGGTAAAGCACGCGGCGGTACTAATGGTGAGCAACTTGCTAACTATCT